TTCTCTTCCTCAAGCGACTTCAGGCGCTTAACTTCAGGCACCTCCATACCGCCATACTTCTTACGCCAGGTGTAAAACGTGGCATCGGAAATGGCATGCTTGCGGCAGAGTTCACGGGCGGGTACCCCAGCTTCGGCTTCGCGGAGAATACTGATGATCTGTTCGTCGGAAAAACGCTTCTTCATGGGGATGTCCTCATGTGGCTTATGAAGACATTACTAACATCGGGGTGTACTAATCAACGGGGAGCAGGTCATGATAGTTCGGCCTGTCGTTACAATCCTCTTTTTTCGGTACATATTTCCAGTCACCAGACCACTACTTCCCCTGAAAGTCCGTAACGCCTTTTTTCACGTAGCGATATCGCCATGCCACTGGTTTTGCTTGCCCCGCCGTTTCATGCCCTTCCTGATAATTAATCTCGCTCATTCATCGCCCCACTCATCACAATATGCTTCGACCGGAGTTTTTCCCGCTTCATAGTCATCACGCTAGGATTCGACATCAGCAGCACTTCCACCGCGTAACTCACCATAGTCCATTAATAGTTCATCCCGCTCTTCAAAACTGATGTTATATTTAGCTGAACAAAAATCAGCCACTTTGTTCTTCCTCATCGTCTTTTATTTCGTGGTATGAGTAATTGCAGTAGTTAAAGAAAATTTCTTATGCTCCGTCATGAATTTCCGTAAGCGTAAACTGACCGCCGTATGTAGCCATCAGACGAGAATTGGTAACTTAGACGCCCATCTGATATAGACGGACATCTAAGTATGGAATTACAGGACTGGCGAAAAGAACCTCGTAAAAACTATTCGAATGAATTCAAACTTCGTATGGTGGAACTGGCATCACAACCTGGAGCTTGTGTTGCACAGATTGCACGTGAAAATGGCGTCAATGATAATGTTATTTTCAAATGGCTCAGGCTCTGGCAGAACGAAGGGCGTGTTTCGCGGCGTCTTCCGGTAACGACCTCTTCTGACACTGGCGTTGAATTATTACCTGTAGAAATAACGCCGGATGAGCAGAAAGAACCTGTGGCGGCCATTGCGCCGTCTTTATCCACTTCCACTCAGACCAGAGTCAGTGCCAGTTCCTGCAAGGTGGAATTCCGTCACGGTAACATGACGCTGGAAAATCCATCGCCAGAGCTGCTCACAGTGTTGATCCGTGAACTGACCGGGAGGGGAAGATGATCTCACTCCCATCAGGTACCCGTATCTGGCTCGTTGCCGGCGTTACCGATATGCGTAAATCCTTCAACGGACTGGGAGAACAGGTACAACATGTGCTGAATGATAATCCCTTCTCCGGTCACCTGTTTATCTTCCGTGGCCGACGGGGTGACACCGTCAAAATTCTTTGGGCTGATGCTGATGGTCTGTGCCTGTTCACCAAACGCCTGGAGGAAGGCCAGTTTATCTGGCCTGCGGTACGTGACGGCAAGGTATCCATTACCCGCTCGCAACTGGCAATGCTCCTCGATAAGCTGGACTGGCGTCAGCCAAAAACATCCAGCCGTAACTCACTGACAATGTTGTAAAAAACTCCTGACCGCATTATAAAAACGGTCATGAGTCAGAAATACCTCATTCGCATCGCAGAGCTGGAAAGGTTGCTCTCTGAGCAGGCTGAAGCCCTCCGTCAGAAAGACCAGCAACTGAGTCTGGTTGAAGAGACGGAAGCCTTCCTGCGCTCTGCACTGACACGTGTCGAAGAAAAGATCGAAGAAGATGAACGGGAAATAGAACATCTGCGGGCTCAGATAGAAAAACTGCGCCGGATGCTGTTCGGTACCCGTTCTGAAAAACTGCGTCGTGAAGTTGAACTGGCTGAGGCTCTGCTGAAACAACGTGAACAGGACAGCGATCGTTACAGTGGGCGGGAAGACGATCCTCAGGTTCCCCGCCAGTTGCGACAGTCGCGCCATCGTCGTCCGTTACCGGCACACCTTCCCCGTGAAATACACCGCCTGGAGCCAGAAGAAAGCTGTTGCCCGGAGTGTGGCGGTGAGCTGGATTATCTGGGGGAAGTCAGCGCTGAACAGCTGGAACTGGTGAGCAGTGCCCTGAAAGTGATCCGCACAGAACGGGTAAAAAAAGCCTGTACAAAATGTGACTGTATTGTTGAAGCACCGGCGCCGTCCCGCCCGGTAGAGCGTGGTATCGCGGGCCCCGGATTACTTGCCCGCGTGTTAACGGGAAAATACTGCGAACATCTGCCACTGTATCGTCAGAGTGAAATCTTTGCCCGCCAGGGTGTCGAACTGAGCCGGGCCTTACTCTCCAACTGGGTTGACGCGTGCTGCCAGTTAATGACACCGGTGAATGATGCCCTGTACCGTTATGTAATGAACACCCGCAAGGTTCACACTGATGACACACCGGTAAAGGTACTGGCACCGGGTCAGAAAAAGGCGAAAACAGGGCGTATCTGGACGTATGTCCGGGATGATCGCAATGTGGGTTCGTCATCTCCTCCAGCGGTCTGGTTCGCGTACTCGCCGAACCGGCAGGGGAAACACCCGGAGCAACACCTCCGCCCCTTCCGGGGTATCCTGCAGGCGGATGCGTTCACAGGTTACGACAGGTTGTTCAGTGCAGAACGTGAAGGTGGTGCACTGACAGAAGTTGCGTGCTGGGCCCATGCCCGGCGAAAAATCCACGATGTATACATCAGCAGCAAAAGTGCGACGGCAGAAGAAGCCCTGAAGCGAATCAGTGAACTGTACGCCATCGAGGATGAAATACGGGGATTACCGGAGTCAGAGCGTCTTGCCGTCAGGCAGCAGCGAAGCAAAGTGTTACTGACGTCGCTGCATGAATGGATGGTGGAGAAGAATGGTACGCTGTCGAAAAAATCCAGACTGGGCGAAGCGTTCAGCTATGTACTGAATCAGTGGGATGCCCTCTGTTATTACAGTGATGACGGTCTGGCGGAGGCGGATAATAATGCTGCGGAAAGAGCGCTTCGTGCAGTCTGTCTCGGAAAGAAAAACTTTATGTTCTTTGGCAGCGATCACGGCGGCGAGCGTGGAGCACTGTTGTACGGGCTGATCGGCACCTGCCGTCTGAACGGTATCGATCCGGAAGCGTATCTGCGCCATATCCTGAGCGTACTGCCGGAATGGCCTTCCAACCGAGTTGATGAACTCCTGCCATGGAACGTAGTACTCACCAATAAATAAGCGTCAATACGGTGCTCCGTTGACGCTTACGAATTTCCTCAGGTGTTGCGTCATCGTCCACTTCGAATACATCCTCAAAATCTCCACCAGCTATTCCCGTTTCAATAATAATTTTGAACTTTCGCATTTCACTACCGCCCTTTCGGGCGGCCTCCTGATGTTCTGAGGGTGCAGAAATCCATCCGGTTAAGGATTAAATTTTATTTACAGAACTGAATTTAATTATTCAGATATACGTATCTGTAGCCTTACGAATCTACTCACTGGATGCCTCTTTCATAAAAATAATCCAGTGGGTTTTATCGTTTTTTCCCTGTTCGTTGACAGATAACAGGTTTTCTGTCTGTCAGTGCCAGAATCTGGCTTACTGGTATTTGCGTTTCATTCCATTAAAAAATCAGAACGCCGTGCGGCCTCAACACCCGAAAGGCTTCTTTAAATCTCTGTCGCGAATCATCACGCCAGGCATCTTTATTCAGCCGTCCATATTTCTTTCCCATCCAGGCGTTATCACCAACACTCTCAAGATGCGGAGGGTCTAATACAACCATCGAAAAAGATGCGTCTGCAAATGATAATGCACGAAAATCTGCGATAATGTCAGGGCTGATAATCAAGCGTCTCCCATTGCGTAATGTGTATCCTTCTTTTCTGATATCGCTGAATATCGCCCGTTCGTCAGACTTATCGAACCAGAACATGCGGCTGCCACAGCACATATCAAGAATGGTTGCCGGTGCACTCACTGCGCCACGTCCTGAAAATTACCCTGATAGAAAGCCAGTATGCGCTGCATAACTTCGCTCTTCCGGCACTCGCGACAGATTATGTTTAGGCGACTGTCGTAGCGACGTATTTCTCCGTCAGGTGATGACCAGATAAGGTCCGGATCAACCACAGCAGGTTTCTTCACCTTTGCCCTCGAGAGTTTTTTGCGGGCGTTTTGCCAGTCCTTACGCGCCTGTTCAGAGGGGAATAACCCGTAGCCGGAGTTGTATACATCGCCACTGGCTACCAGCTCTCTGGCAAGAACGCTCATCAGATATCTAGTCGCACCTGTTTTAGCTTCCAGTTGCCGTAACGTCTCACGGCCGCTCTGGCGCACGAGTTCCACCACCTGCCATTTAATTTTTTCCCGCTCTTCTTGTGTAAAAACTTTTGCCACAAGTCCCCCTTAAAATTACCTCATGACCTGAAATCAACACTTATCCTCTGAAACCAGGCGGAATTTCTGTATCCGGTTCAGAAATATGATTAACACAACGCTGTACAGGTGAACGTCCCAGGCGGATGACCAGTTCGTCCCATTTTTCGCGGAGCTTTGACGGGCTCATGATGTTTTTTACCCAGAATGGATCTCGCTGAACCCGACCAAACATTTCGCAAATTTGTCTGTGGCTTCTGCCATCCAGCATCCGCATTGTGCGCACGTCATTGGCCCAGGCAGTCCAGTTAGGCTCTTTTGGTCGCATGATCTCGCCATCATCACTGGCTGCCTGTTCGTAGAGACCCACGATCCGCCCCCAGATCCACTGCGCACACGCCAAATCCTCCCTGCTACCCCACTGGCGTTTTTTCGCACTAAACACAACCGCGTCGGAGTTCCGGGTTAAAAAATCCTGTTCAGTCGTCTGCGGGTCCGGTTGCGAAGCTTCCGGACGAAAAGTGTTTTTATTCTCTGTAGTAATCTCTGTTGTATTCTCTGTAAGATCATCAGGCCATTTTGACCCGATGACATTGGGTCGTTTTGAACCAATGGAGCGTTTCATTTTGACCTCTTCCATCGTGTCATTTTGACCTGATGGAGCGGCGCATTTTGAACCGATGGATTCGCTCAATTTGCCACCATCTAAAAGCTCGCTCCCATAGTTGATCGTGTAGAAATTGGTCATATCGCGCTTTGATTTATTGAGCTTTTCACAACGCAAAAGCCCCAGCGTTTTCAGACTTGCAAACGCGCGCTTTAACGTTGACTCTGACCAGAATGGGAACTGTTCCAGCCATTGTTCCGTTGTGTTATAAATCCAGCGAACACCATCACATTCCATGCCGGAGTTGGTATCTCTCAACCAGTAGTGCAGTTGTTGCAAAACAATGGCTTCGTTTAAGCCAATTTTCATTGCCAGCTGCGTGTTTATAACCAGTGGGCGTTCAGCAAAAAGAAGGCTCATAATTCCATCCAGCTTTTTGTTGGTATTGCTGTCGATACGCAAGTTTGAAAGCAATTGCTTTTTCTATAAGTTCGTCAGTTTCACGATCCACTACGGCAGGATCAGCAAAAAGCAGTCCGGACTCCACCACATCGCCATATTCTTTGTTTAACCCGGCGATCATGCACGTGATGCTTTTTCCGTCAGTAATTTCACGATACAACCTGAAATCATTAATCCGGATAGCCTCCATAATTGCAGGCACTAGCGCCGTGAACTTTTCACGCTTATCCCTGGTGTCGATAGCCTTCCAGCGTTCAAATATCTTCACTCGATTAACGCCAAGCGCTCGCTGATCAATCGCGCCACCTTCATATGTGACACGCTGAACATCGATGTTCGGGCGCTCTTTCAAAGCCCAGAATGCTTCAGTGATTAATATCGTCGCCTGCTCCTGTGTCATTCCTGGTCGACATATCCAGGCATCCAGAGCCTCACGAGCCTGTTCAGGAGTGATTTTCATTGTTCAACCGCCCCGCCCGCTTCGTCTTACGATATTCATCATAAACTTTGGGATCATACTGAAGCTCCCCGCCAGATGCCTCCTGTAGACGCATCGCGCGACCTTCGGGAACTAAATCCCCTTTCCAGCTATAAAGCGAAGCCAAACGAATACCTGCTGCTTGTGCAAGTTTTGTTTTTGAACCGAAATACAAAAGAGCGTCAGTTTTAAGCATTTAAAACACCTTTATTGTTAGTCATAACTAACAAGATAGATGTTAACAAAAACATAGTCAATACGATTTAGCATTAGCTAACTATGGAAACAAAAAATTTAACTATCGGCGAACGCATCAGGTATCGTCGGAAAAACCTCAAACACACCCAAAGGTCTCTTGCTAAAGCCCTGAAAATCTCCCATGTGTCTGTATCACAATGGGAACGGGGTGATAGTGAACCTACAGGGAAGAACCTTTTTGCCCTCAGCAAAGTATTGCAATGCTCACCAACATGGATTCTATTTGGCGATGAAGACAAGCAACCAACACCACCTGTTGAGAAGCCAGTTGCCTTATCCCCCAAAGAACTAGAGCTCCTTGAGCTGTTTAATGCACTGCCAGAATCAGAACAGGATACCCAGCTCGCCGAAATGCGAGCTCGAGTAAAAAACTTCAATAAACTCTTTGAAGAATTACTAAAAGCCCGTCAGCGGACAAATAAAAGATAACATCATCAATGAGTTATCTTTTACCACATCAATTATGTTAGCTATAGCATACAAAATCACTTGACCGATATGTTAGTCATGGCTAATCTTGTTTGCATCAACACACCGCACGGTGTTCTCAGCAAACAGTTCCGCTACCCCAGCGTTAAGGGGAAATGAGGTCAGCATGGATACTATCGATCTTGGCAACAACGAATCTCTGGTGTACGGCGTGTTTCCAAACCAGGACGGCACGTTCACCGCAATGACGTATACCAAAAGCAAAACGTTTAAAACCGAAAATGGTGCCCGTCGCTGGCTGGAAAGAAACTCAGGTGAGTGATATGGATTTCGACACAATCATGGAAAAGGCTTACGAAGAATACTTCGAAGGCCTTGCCGAAGGCGAAGAAGCTCTCAGCTTCAGTGAGTTTAAACAGGCGCTTTCCAGTTCGGCAAAATCTAACGGCTGATAAGCGAAACAGCACCGCGAGGAATCAGTATGCAGAAACGAGAACCCGTCATCATCGCGCCAGACTATACCGATGATGAACTTTATGAGTGGATGCGCCAGAAAATTAATGCAGCGCAGGATCTGAAATGGGCTAATGAAGCCAGGGCTAAGCAGGCTGAAAATCTGTCCGCTCTGGAGCAGGATATCACCAATCTGGAAAAAGCAGCGGCATTAAGCATTGCCAGAATGATTACATACCCGCGTTAGTAGCTAATCAACAAAGCTAAGGTTAGTAATTAAGGAGTTCTCCACGGGTGAGGTGGAGTGCGTGCGCCGGACACGGGTGCGCATCCGGAACTGACAGTTTACTGAAAGGATATTTCCCTGAAAAGTCAGACCATAACGCGAAAGCGCACGGCGAGGTAGCTGGTTCATAGATAGCCTGTCGTTAAATTTTCGTCGACCGTGCGCTTCCGGTTGTGGCAACCCGCGAAATGGCGCGGCGGTAAGTATGGCGGGGTTATTCCTTCCCCGTTGAGGACACCGGGTTGTCAGGTTGACCATACGCTTAAGTGACAACCCCGCTGCAACGCCCTCTGTTATCAATTTTCTGGTGACGTTTGGCGGTATCAGTTTTACTCCGTGACTGCTCTGCCGCCCTTTTTAAAGTGAATTTTGTGATGTGGTGAATGCGGCTGAGCGCACGCGGAACAGTTAAAACCCAAAACAGTGTTATGGGTGGATTCTCTGTATCCGGCGTTAATTGTTAACTGGTTAACGTCACCTGGAGGCACCAGGCACTGCATCACAAAATTCATTGTTGAGGACGCGATAATGAAAACGTTATTACCAAACGTTAATACGTCTGAAGGTTGTTTTGAAATTGGTGTCACTATCAGTAACCCAGTATTTACTGAAGATGCCATTAACAAGAGAAAACAAGAACGGGAGCTATTAAATAAAATATGCATTGTTTCAATGCTGGCTCGTTTACGTCTGATGCCAAAAGGATGTGCACAATGAATTCAGCATTTGTGCTTGTTCTGACAGTTTTTCTTGTTTCCGGAGAGCCAGTTGATATTGCAGTCAGTGTTCACAGGACAATGCAGGAGTGTATGACTGCAGCAACCGAACAGAAAATTCCCGGTAACTGTTACCCGGTCGATAAAGTTATTCACCAGGATAATATCGAAATCCCGGCAGGTCTTTAAAACAGTTCCGTAATAAATATCCGGTTTCATTCTTATATGCCAGCAATGGCAGGGATTTGTTCATCCTTAAATCTGTCATGAGGTTAAAACAAATGAGTAAAGTCTTTATTTGCGCCGCTATTCCTGACGAACTGGCAACAAGGGAAGAAGGCGCTGTGGCTGTAGCCACAGCCATTGAAGCTGGCGACGAACGCCGTGCTCGAGCAAAATTTCACTGGCAATTCCTGGAACATTATCCGGCTGCTCAGGACTGCGCTTATAAATTTATTGTCTGCGAGGATAAACCTGGCATACCCCGCCCTGCCCTCGATTCATGGGATGCTGAATATATGCAGGAAAACCGCTGGGATGAGGAGTCTGCTTCTTTTGTCCCGGTTGAGACTGAATCCGATCCGATGAACGTCACTTTTGACAAGCTGGCCCCTGAAGTACAGAACGCTGTCATGGTTAAGTTCGACACATGTGAAAACATCACCGTTGATATGGTTATTAGCGCACAGGAATTGTTGCAGGAAGACATGGCAACATTCGACGGACATATCGTTGAAGCGTTGATGAAAATGCCAGAAGTTAACGCCATGTATCCGGAGCTTAAGTTGCACGCCATTGGGTGGGTTAAGCATAAATGTATTCCTGGTGCTAAATGGCCCGAAATTCAGGCAGAGATGCGCATCTGGAAAAAACGTCGCGAAGGTGAACGCAAGGAAACCGGAAAATACACGTCTGTTGTTGATCTCGCCCGCGCCAGAGCCAATCAACAGTACACTGAAAATTCAACAGGAAAAATCAGCCCGGTCATTGCTGCCATTCATCGCGAATACAAGCAGACATGGAAAACACTGGATGACGAACTGGCCTACGCTCTCTGGCCTAGTGATGTGGATGCCGGAAACATTGACGGCAGCATCCATCGCTGGGCAAAAAAAGAAGTTATCGACAACGACCGCGAAGACTGGAAGCGTATCTCGGCATCAATGCGCAAACAGCCTGATGCCCTTCGCTACGACCGCCAAACTATTTTTGGCCTTGTCCGTGAGCGTCCGATCGACATTCACAAAGATCCCGTAGCACTGAACAAATATATCTGCGAATACCTGACGACAAAGGGCGTGTTTGAGAATGAAGAAACAGACCTGGGCACTGTTGATGTTCTCCAGTCATCAGAAACACAAACTGATGCAGTGGAAACTGAGGTATCTGATATCCCAAAAAATGAAACCGCGCCGGAAGCTGAACCATCTGTAGAGCGTGAGGGGCCGTTCTATTTCCTCTTCGCAGATAAGGACGGAGAAAAATACGGTCGCGCAAACAAACTCTCTGGTCTGGATAAGGCACTGGCTGCTGGCGCCACTGAAATCACAAAAGAAGAATATTTTGCCCGAAAAAATGGCACATACACGGGCTTACCGCAAAATGTAGATACCGCTGAAGATTCAGAACAACCAGAGCCGATAAAAGTTACCGCTGACGAAGTAAACAAAATTATGCAGGCAGCCAATATCAGCCAGCCTGACGCCGATAAGTTGCTTGCTGCATCACGTGGTGAATTTGTTGAAGGGATTAGTGACCCGAATGATCCGAAATGGGTTAAGGGGCTCCAGACCCGCGATTCTGTGAACCAGAACCAGCATGAATCGGAACGGAACTACCAAAAAGCGGAACAAAACAGTCCAAATGCGTTACAAAACGAGCCAGAAACGAAACAGCCTGAACCAGTAGCGCAACAGGAAGTGGAAAAAGTCTGCACCGCCTGCGGTCAGACCGGCGGCGGCAACTGCCCTGATTGTGGCGCGGTGATGGGCGACGCAACATACCAAGAAACATTCGATGAAGAGTATCAGGTTGAAGTTCAGGAAGATGATCCGGAGGAAATGGAAGGCGCTGAACATCCACACAAGGAGAACACTGGCGGCAATCAGCATCACAATAGCGATAATGAAACTGGCGAGACGGCAGATCACCCAATTAAGGTGAACGGTCATCACGAAATCACATCCACCAGCAGGACGTGTGACCATCTAATGATCGACCTTGAAACCATGGGAAAAAATCCTGATGCCCCGATCATCTCAATAGGTGCAATATTTTTCGATCCGCAAACCGGAGATATGGGACCGGAATTTAGTAAGACTATCGATCTGGAAACTGCTGGCGGAGTCATTGATCGGGACACCATTAAATGGTGGCTTAAGCAATCACGCGAAGCGCAATCTGCCATTATGACCGATGAAATCCCGTTAGATGATGCACTGTTACAATTGCGAGAATTTATCGACGAAAACTCCGGTGAATTTTTTGTTCAGGTTTGGGGAAATGGAGCCAACTTCGACAACACGATTTTGCGCCGTTCATACGAACGGCAGGGGATCCCCTGCCCGTGGCGTTACTACAACGATCGCGATGTACGCACAATCGTTGAGCTGGGGAAAGCCATAGACTTCGATGCCAGAACGGCTATTCCATTCGAAGGTGAGCGCCATAATGCACTTGATGACGCCCGTTACCAGGCAAAATACGTTTCAGTTATCTGGCAAAAACTGATCCCGAGTCAGGCTGATTCTTAATGTTCAACTGTCGCCGGTTGTGACTGGTATTCTGCAACCGGCGCTCGTCTGATGTAAGAGATAAAGAAATCGATGAGCGAAGTAATCATGATTGTCTCTCCCGGCAAATGGGTATCCGAAGAGCAGTTAATTGCGCTGAAAGGAATAAAAAAAGGTACGTTAAAAAAGGCCCGGGAAAAATCGTTTATGGAAGGAAGGGAATATAAGCATGTCGCTCATGACGGTATGCCATGGGATAACAGTCCATGCTTTTACAACCTGGAAGAAATTGATCGCTGGATTGAGCGCCAGGCATCAGCGAGACCAAGACGTCATCTTACTTGACTAAAAGCCACACTAACTAATGAGAGAAGTTGAAATGAAATATCCGACAGGCGTGGAAAACCATGGAGGGAAATTACGTATCTGGTTTGTTTATAAAGACGTAAGAGTCAGGGAAAATCTGGGGGTTCCTGACACAGCAAAAAACAGGCGCGTTGCAGGTGAACTACGCTCCTCTGTTTGTTACGCAATAAAAACTGGTGTTTTCGACTATGCAAAACAGTTTCCCTCCTCACGCAATCTGGAAAAATTTGGTGAGGCCCGACAAGATTTAACCATAAAAGAACTGGCTGAAAAATTTCTGGCACTGAAAGAAACTGAAGTCGCCAAAACATCACTCAACACATACCGTGCCGTCATCAAAAATATCCTGAGCATAATCGGTGAAAAAAATCTTGCCTCATCGATTAATAAAGAAAAATTACTGGAGGTTCGTAAAGAGTTACTGACTGGATACCAGATCCCCAAAAGTAACTATATTGTTACACAACCAGGGAGATCGGCTGTAACTGTAAATAATTACATGACAAATCTTAACGCCGTGTTCCAGTTTGGTGTTGATAACGGTTACCTGGCAGATAATCCGTTTAAGGGGATCTCGCCATTAAAGGAATCAAGAACCATTCCGGATCCTCTTTCGCGGGAAGAATTTATCCGTCTTATCGATGCGTGCAGAAATCAGCAAGCAAAAAATTTATGGTGTGTTTCTGTTTATACTGGAGTTCGCCCTGGTGAGCTGTGTGCACTTGGATGGGAGGACATAGATCTGAAAAATGGAACAATGATGATCAGGAGAAATTTAGCAAAAGACCGTTTCACGGTACCAAAAACACAGGCGGGAACCAATCGGGTCATTCATCTTATTAAGCCAGCAATCGACGCTCTCCGGAGTCAGATGACATTAACGAGACTGAGCAAAGAGCATATCATTGATGTTCACCTCAGAGAGTATGGCAGAACAGAAAAACAAAAATGCACCTTTGTTTTTCAACCTGAAGTGTCAGCGAGAGTAAAAAATTATGGTGACCATTTTACCGTTGACTCAATAAGGCAGATGTGGGACGCAGCGATAAAACGTGCCGGACTCCGCCATCGAAAATCATATCAGTCGAGACATACTTATGCCTGCTGGTCGCTGACAGCTGGTGCTAACCCGGCATTTATAGCAAACCAGATGGGCCATGCAGATGCGCAAATGGTATTTCAGGTATACGGAAAATGGATGTCTGAAAACAATAATGCACAGGTAGCTTTGTTAAATACACAGTTAAGCGAGTTTGCCCCAACCATGCCCCATAACGAAGCAATGAAAAATTAATTTAATATTTATCAAATAGTTAACACGCATGACTCTTGAAATCCATAAATTCAAGCGCAGTGCCCAGCCATCCCGATACTGCTGCTTTCACCAAATCCTTAGTGCTTCTTTCGTGTTTTTCTATTGTCATAATGGTTATCTCTAAAAAAGAGGTAAGATGCGTACTACTTACTCGCCGTTATTGGTATTATTCAGAAAAAGTGAGTAAGACTTTGCAGCAATGTTTTTGATCCTGTTCAAATAAACTAATGGCATCAGCAACATGCTGGAAATCAAACGTATGGGTAATTAATTTTTCTGGTTTAATTAACCCTTTACTTAACCAGTCGATAACGATCGGGAATTTATTTGCATTTAAGCGTGAAGAGAAAATAGAGAGTTCTTTTCCGGTAATTCCTTGCTGAATCACTTCAGACGGTTCACTGGAGAACCCCATCAATACAATACGTGCCGCTGGAGAAGCCAGCGTTACGGCCTCTTTCAGGATAGAAGGATGACAAGCCGCATCGATAATTAATGTCGGCTTGATGCCTTTTTCAGTGAAAATCTCGCCAAGCGGTGTCTGGCTGTTATTAATCGCCCAGTCAGCCCCGCTCTCTTTCGCTTTTTCCAGTCGTTCATCAATGCGATCGGCAACAATCACATTTTTAACGTTATAGACGCCTTTTAATACCTGAACGATCGTCAGGCCGATTGGACCGGCACCATAAACCAGAACGGTATCATTTTCAGTCGGTTGACCATGTCCGGTTACGTTAGCCGCAATGGTAAAAGGTTCGATCATTACCGCATATTGATCGGCCACTGCTTCAGGAATTTTCCACGCATTTTTTGCCGGAACCACGGCATATTCACTGAAACCACCGTCAGCGTGCACACCTAATACAGCCAGTGTCGTACAAACGTTCGGTTTACCTATAGAGCACGGATAGCAATGCCCACAGCTGACCACCGGATCGACAGCAACACGTTCACCGACTCTGGCGCTTTCCACGCCTTCACCCACTGCATCAATGACGCCAAAGAATTCATGACCAATGACGCGCGGATATTTCGCAAAAGGATTATGCCCACGATAAATATGGCTATCTGAACCACAAATTCCGGCAAGTTTCACTTTTACTCGTACTTCACCCGCTGACGGGGTGGGTATTTCACGTTCGACAATCGCCAGTTGATTCGGTTTTTCAATTAATATGCTTTTCATTATCTTACTCCTTACCAGTTCCACAGCGTGCCATCTTCCAGACGTGCGACTGGTAGATAAGCAGGTTCATAGGGATATTTCGCCGCCAGCTTTTCATCGAATTCGATACCAAGACCCGGTTTGTCTCCCGGATGCATATAGCCGTTATCGAAAGTCCAGTTGTGCGGGAAGACTTCGAGCATTTGTTCGGAATAACCCATGTATTCCTGGACACCGAAATTGGGGACCCACAGATCAAAGTGCAGCGCCGCAGCCATGCAGACTGGTGACAAATCGGAAGGACCGTGTGAGCCAGTACGTACCTGATACAGCGAAGCAAAATCGGCAATCCGGCGCATACCGGTAATTCCGCCTGCATGGGTCAGCGTGGTGCGGATATAATCGATGAGTTGCTCTTCAATCAGTTGTTTGCAGTCCCAGATGCTGTTGAAGACTTCACCCACTGCGATGGGTGTGACGGTATGTTGGCGAATGAGACGGAAGCATTCCTGGTTTTCCGCAGGCGTCGGGTCTTCCATCCAGAACATGCGATAATCTTCAATGCTTTTACCAAAGCGCGCCGCTTCAATAGGCGTTAAGCGATGGTGCATGTCATGCAGCAAATGTTCATTAAAACCAAACTTGTTACGTACCGCGTCAAACAATTTCGGCATGAAATCGAGGTATTTCTCCGTCGACCACAGCTGCTCTTCCGGCCACTGTCCTTTGGTTGCGGGTTCATAAGCCAGACCTTTACCTTTCGACATGCCGTAGGTGGTTTTCATACCAGGGATTCCGCACTGCACGCGGATGGCTTTGAATCCAAGCTCTTGGTGACGGGCATAATCATCCAGAGCTTCATCAATACTGTGACCGGTGGTATGGCAATAAACCATCACCCCTTCACGAGACGCGCCGCCGAGTAACTGGTAAAGCGGCATGTTGGCAGCTTTGGCTTTAATATCCCACAGCGCCATATCAACCGCTGAAATGGCCGACATCGTAACCGGACCGCGACGCCAGTAAGCACCTTTATAGAAAAACTGCCAGATATCTTCGATACGGTGCGCATCGCGACCAATAAGCTGCGGACAAAGGTGATCCTGCAAATAAGAGGCCACGGAAAGCTCACGTCCATTGAGGGTGGCATCCCCAAGGCCCGTAATACCGTCCTCAGTGGTGATTTTTAATGTGACGAAATTACGCCCCGGACAGGTAACAAAAACTTCAGCCTTTACGATCTTCATGTTCGATTCCTTGCATCGCTTGTCGTGATGCATGAAATCTACGCAACTGAGCTACTACCATACAAGTATAAAGATCGAAAAAAGCCGGAGTGATCACAAAAAAAGGCGTATATTTGCGCTGTGAATGGTTGACAAAAGATGAAATAGAATACCTTTTGTCAGCTGACACTTCCTCTTATCTTATTGATAAAATGGATTTATGTTCCTACGTGCGCCCCCAGCCCGCAACAATGATCAACATGCCGCAAAGCGCAATCAACGCACCCGTCCAGTCATAAAGAGTCAGTTTCACGCCATCCACAACGCGCAGCCACATCAACGCCGTGCAGACATAAACGCCACCATAAGCCGCGTAAACACGCCCACTCGCCGCTGGATGCAACGTTAACAACCAGACAAACAGCGCCAGTGAAATCCCCGCCGGAAGCAACAGCCAGATACTGGCGTTTCGTTTTAACCACAACCAGGGCAGAAAGCATCCAATAATTTCACACAGCGCAGTAGCAAAAAATAGTAACGTTGTTTTAATCATCTTTGTCTCTTATTGACATCATGTATAGTTATAGGGCGACATAATATCATCAATATAAACACCCTCCTGGTACGTTTTGCGTCCGCAGTGGATGGTGTAGAATCACCTTTAATCATTCATACAGGGAATGAATTATGAAAATCACTCTCAGCAAACGAATCGGCCTGCTCGCTATTCTGCTGCCTTGCGCACTGGCATTGAGCACAACTGTTCATGCCGAAACTAACAAACTGGTGATTGAGTCTGGCGACAGTGCACAAAGCCGCCAGCACGCCGCTATGGAAAAAGAGCAATGGAATGACACGCGCAATCTGCGCCAGAAAGTGAATAAACGCACTGAAAAAGAGTGGGATAAAGCCGACGCCGCTTTTGATAACCGCGATAAATGTGAGCAAAGCGCCAACATCAATGCCTACTGGGAGCCCAATACTTTGCGCTGCCTGGACCGTCGAACTGGCCGCGTTATTACCCCCTAACCTGTTATTGATTTAAGGAATGTAAGGACACGTTATGCCAAGCGCCCACAGTGTTAAGCTACGCCCGCTGGAGCGTGAAGATTTACGCTATGTACATCAACTCGACAATAACGCCAGTGTGATGCGTTACTGGTTTGAGGAACCCTACGAAGCCTTTGTTGAACTCTCTGATCTGTATGATAAGCATATTCACGATCAGAGCGAACGGCGCTTTGTGGTGGAATGTGACGGCGAAAAAGCCGGTCTGGTGGAGCTGGTGGAAATTAACCATGTTCATCGCCGCGCAGAATTTCAGATAATTATCTCCCCGGAGTATCAGGGGAAAGGTCTGGCAACCCGTGCCGCCAAATTAGCAATGGACTATGGCTTTACCGTTCTCAATCTCTATAAGCTGTATCTGATCGTTGATAAAGAGAATGAAAAAGCGATTCACATTTACCGCAAGCTTGGCTTTTCGGTTGAAGGTGAATTGATGCACGAGTTCTTTATTAATGGTCAATATCGTAATGCCATTCGCATGTGTATATTCCAGCATCAGTATCTGGCAGAGCACAAAACACCGGGTCAGACTCTCCTGAAGCCGACCGCACAATAGCATTAATAATAATCGATCGTATTTTTGGGTGATGCTGCCAACTT